GAACCGGATCAAATGATCCTTGAGTTCTACACTCCCGGCGAACCCAACTCGGGCTGGATCCACTGCAGCTGGATACCTGAAGGCAGACGTGCATCTTTCTTACATGCATATAAATCCGAAGGTAAAACAAAATACAAACCTATACTTGGTTCAGCGAAAGATATATTTTAAATCCAAGTCCTTAAATCTTCACCCAATACTTCAGATGCAATATTTATTTTATCTCTTAGAGCCTTTACAATTTTTTCGTCAACGGTGTCCTCACAAATTATATCGACATAAGTAACTGTTTTCTTTTGTCCTATTCTATGTGCTCTGTCTTCTGATTGTAGTCTCTTTTCTAGGTCGTAACCATTAGAATAATAAATAACTGTATTGGCTTTAGTAAGTGTAATACCATAACCACCTGTTTGTGGTGTGCCAACTAAAAACCTACACTCACTACCATTTTGAAATTTACGTATGTTATCCTGTCTCTCATCTTGAGGTGTTAATCCATAATAATCAACCACGGACCCTGGACCATATTCTTTAATAATATTTTTTATAATTTCATTAACGTCTTTTTGATAATTAGCCCATATAATAGCTTTGCCATTCATTTCACCAAGAATATTCATTAACTCAGTTATTCTATTATTTTTAATTAATTGAATAGAACCATCGTCAGCTGTAAAGTGACCACAAGTTATTTGGTGTAGTCTCATGAGTTGAGTCAACACGGTCATGGTAGACGTAACTTTACCATTTAAAATTGCAATGGCTTGTTTTTTCATTTGATCATAAACTTTTCTTTGGTCTGCTGTGAGAACTATGTGTCTTTTAGTCCAGTTTTTAGGTGGTAAATCTAAACAATCTTCTTTTAAAACACGATAAGAAAAAGCACTTAATGATTCCGACAATTCAGATAAATTTTTAAACTCATCAACAACTTGTATTGATCTGCCACGAAGATGCATAGTTTTCATTTCTGCATACCTATTACGAAACGCGTAGTATGATGTAAAATCTAAAAGGTATGGATCTAAAAATTCACATTGTGTGTAAAGATCCAATGGATTTTTTGTAACAGGAGATCCTGTCATTATACGTTTATATTTTGCTATCTTGCCAAGACCAATAATATTTTTAGTTCTTTTAGCTGTGGGTGTTTTAATTGTAGTGGACTCATCAATCGCCATCAAAGTTTTATGTGAGTTTAAAAATTTAGATGCAAACTTAACACCTTTGTCTGTGGAGAAAGCTTCAACATTCATAATTAAAATGTGAAAAGCTGTTTCTATTTCAAATAAACTTTCTAATTTTTCTTGTTGTTTCTTTGTAATATTTGGCTGCCACAATACCGTCACATTTTCTATGTGATTAGGTAAGTGTGTAGGAAGTTCTTGTTCATACCAAGTTTTTATAACACCTTTGGGAGCTACAATTAATGCACCATCTATCTTACCTTTATCATAAAGCATGGACATATTATCTATTAATACTTTCGTTTTACCCGTACCCATTTCCATAAAATATGCGTACGTTTCTTTATTCCATGACTTTTCTAAAGCAGTCATTTGATGCTTAAAAGGTTTGGTTTTAAATTTGTAATTCATCTTTCTATTGACAATAATATAATAGATGTTATATAGTTTGTCAATAATGTCAGAAAGAAAAGTTTATGTAATACAAGAAATTGCTGGAACGAAGTCAGGCAATCCTAAAATAAATATTATGGGAGCGTCTAGTTATTCTTCGTCGGGTAAATTTATTTTTTTATTACCGGAATTTTCACAGATGATTTTTTCTCCTGGTCCTCTTATTTATAAATTAAGACAAGGTTTAAAAAATTTTACATCTGATGATTATTTACTACTTACAGGTGATCCAGCGATAATTGGTGTTGCATGCTCTATTGCATCTGATATTACAGGCGGTAAGTTTAAACTGCTGAAATGGGACAAACAAGAAAAAAAATATTATCCTATTGAAATTAACTTATATGAGAAAGGCGAAATAAATGAGCGTTAAAAATGTAGTAAAGTTTTCAGATTTTGAAGCAGATCAACAAGATGTAATGAAAAAAACATTTAATGTGCAATCTCTTGCGGATCAAGTTGAAAGATTGGAAGGTGTTGCATCTGATATAGATTCAACAGAAGAAAAATTAAAAGAATTAAAAAAGAAACGAGATCACATATCTGGTGAAGTAATACCAACTATGATGGCTGAGATGGGTCTTGCAGAATTAAAACTGCATGATGGATCACATCTAAAAGTTTCTACGTCGTATAAGGCACACATAAGTGAAGCTAATAAGGAAGCGGCGTTTAACTGGCTTCGTAACAATGGACTAGGCGATATAATTAAAAATGAGATCTCCGTATCGTTTGGTCGTAACGAAGATAACAAGGCGGCTAATTATGCCGAACTTGCGAAGGGTCAAGGGTTTCAACCGACACAAAAGATGAAGGTTGAGCCCATGACTCTGAAAGCGTTAGTCCGTGAGCGTATTGAGGCAGGTAAAGACATGCCAACGGAAATCTTCGGGGTTTTCTCGGAGAATAAAACAACAATAAAAAGGAACAAATAAAAATGAACCAAGTAGCAACAAAAAAAGAAGGAGCATTAGCAGCGAACTTATTTGAAGCTGATGCAAATCAAGGTGCTCAAAACATGTCGCAAGAAGATCTTGCGTTACCTTTCTTTAAAGTTTTGGGACAGCTCTCTCCAGAAGTAAATAAGAGAGATGCTAAGTATGTCGAGGGCGCAGAACCTGGCAGAATAATAAACACTGTTACCAATGAATTGTTTGATGAGTTGAAAGTAATACCTTGTCATTACAAAAGACAGTACATTGAGTGGCAGGACAGAGGTACCAGCACTGGTGCACCTGTAGCGATACACGAAGCTGATAGTGATATTGTTAGTCAAACCACAAGAGGTAAAGACTACAAAGATAGATTACCAAACGGTAACTATCTTGATAACACTGCTCAACACTTTGTGTTAGCTTTAGGTAAAATCCCACAAACAGGATTGATTTCTATGAAAGGCACACAATTAAAAGTGAGTCGTAAATGGAACTCGATGATGATGGGTATAAAAATGCAGGGTAAAAATGGACTTTTTACTCCGCCAACATATAGCCACATTTACAATCTAAAGACTGTACAGATGTCTAACGACAAAGGTACATGGTTTGGATGGGACGTAACAAAAGTTGGAGCGGTCGACGACAAGAGTATGTACGACATGGCAAAAACTTTTGCAGTCAGTGTAGGTAAAGGTGAGATAGAGCCGAAACACGGTAACGATAGCTCAGATTCAAAACACTCATACTAACCAGATCCTAGGTAGTGGGCGTGGATGCGAGAGTGGAAGCGCCCACTTTTAATATATGATTGATAAGTTTAAAAATATATTTGAAGGCTTAGATCGTGCGCATGGTGTCACAAAAGTTACAGAATCTATTAGCAACGGAACAAAAATAAAAGGCAAGTCATTTGTAAAAAGAGAACCCGTCACAGATGAGTTGTGGCAAAAGCATTTAGAGGGTAAAGAAAGTTTAGGTGTAATACCAATCAACGATGAAAACAAATGCAAATGGGGTTGCATTGATATAGACTCTTATGCAGGGTTTGATCATAAACAATTACTAAACAAAATTCAAAAATTTAATTTACCACTAATAGTCTTTAGATCTAAATCAGGTGGTGCGCATGTATTTTTATTCACAGAAGATTATGTTTCAGCAAAATCTATGCAAGATAAACTAACAGAGATAAAAGCTGTGTTGGGATACGCAGGGTCAGAGGTTTTTCCAAAACAAACAGAATTAAAATCGCAAGATGATACAGGAAATTTTTTAAATTTACCATACTTTAATGGTGATCAAACAACAAGATATGCTTTTGATAAAAATGGAGAAGCTGCTACACTAGATGGTTTTTTTAATTTGTATGAAGATACAAAAGTAATAAATGTTGACACAATAAAAGTAGAAAGACCACAATCAGAATATAGCGATGCACCACCTTGTATAGAAACTTTATCATTGAATAAAGTAAGTGAGGGTGGTCGTAATAATGTTTTGTTTCACTTTGGAACTTATGCAAAACAAAAATGGCCTAGTGAATGGAAATCAAAAGTAATAATGTTTAATGCAACTGCTATGGAAAAATCTATGGCAGATTCAGAAGTACAAATAGTAATTAATCAACATGATAAAAAAGATTGGGGTTATAAATGCAAAGATACTCCAATGTGTAACGTTTGTGATAAAACTTTATGTCGAACTAGAAAATATGGTATCGGCCAGGAGATACTATTTCCTGGGCTAACCGACCTCCAGGTGATAGACCTGGAGGACCCTTACTACTACCTAAACGTAGATGGAGAAAGATTATACTTAGAGAATGTAAAATACTTACGACAACAAAGTTTATTTCAAGAGGCATGCATGAAACAATTAAGAAACAGACCACCAACATTAAAAGAAAAAGATTGGGTTGCTATAACTAACGTATTATTAAACAATGCAGAGGTGACAGAACCAGCACAAGGCATGCGTACAGAAGATCAATTACAAAATCATTTAGAGGAGTTTTGTTTAAACAGACAAGTATCTACAGATAAAAGTGATTTAAAAAAAGGTGGTGTGTGGACATCAGATGGCTATCATCATTTTGTATTTGATAGATTCTATCATCAGTTCTTAATTAGACGTAGGTGGGATGTGGGTTATCAAAGAACAGGACAGATGTTAAAAGAAAAATGTGGTTGTGAAGATAAGAGACTAGGTAAAGAAAAAATATCTGTATTCACAGTAAAAGAGTTTGACAAAAAACAAGATGAGTACAAGCAAAAACAATTAAAAGAAGATGAACCATACTAATGAAAACAATTGTATTAGGACCACCAGGCACAGGTAAAACTACAACTTTGTTAAACAAAGTAGATGATTATCTAAAACAAACAGATCCTGATAAAGTTGGATACTTTGCTTTTACACAAAAAGCTGCATACGAAGCAAGAGACAGAGCTATAAAAAAATTTAATCTTACAGAAGATGACCTACCATATTTTAGAACTTTACACTCTCTAGCATTTAGAAAGTTGGGTATAAAAAAAGAAGATGTTATGCAACGTAGACACTATGTAGATCTTGGTAAGAAACTGGGTTTCCCTGTGAACTACGCAAAGTTTGAAGACGATCATGGTGGTATCTTTACGTCTGATAGTGAATATTTACGTATTATTAATTTAGCAAAACTTAGAAACATAACAGCTGAACAACAGTTTGATTTAGCAGAACATAATCAAGATTTAGAAAGAGATAAACTACGTATCATTGCAAACGAGATTGAAAGATACAAAAAAGAATACAATCTAATAGACTTTAACGATATGATTTTACGTTTTATAAAATCAGATAAATCACCAAACTTTGACGTTGTATTTATAGATGAGGCACAGGACCTATCTCTTATGCAGTGGGATATGGCTAAAAGTATTTGGAATAAAACAACAGATTCTTTTATTGCAGGTGATGATGACCAAGCAATATTTAGATGGGCAGGTGCAGATGTAGATTCTTTCATAGCACAAAAAGGTTTGATGATGCCGTTAACACAATCACATAGAATACCAGCAAAGGTTCACAACGTTGCGATGAA